GAAATATTTAGGCAGCTACCGCGTTATTACGCAATAGCCGCCTTTATATTAGTATTACGTATTATTGAAGTTTTTTCTCAATAGATTGGAAGATTTCAATACCTTCGTCTGTCTTGAAAAAAGCAGCCATAGCCGAATACGGATTTTCATCAAATGGAACTGTCATTAATTTTTTACCATTAGTTGCCCATTTAAAATCACGTTGATCAGGGGATAGCTTTATAATATTCGCTTCGCATGCTTTAATAGCAAAATTACGCAGCTGTATGTTTTCATCATTAACTAAATCTAAGAACAACCCTGGGTTTCTCTTAGCAAAGATTAATAAATCTCTTTTTATCTCCTTAGAAGTCATCTTAGATACCTTAGAACCTAATTCAACACGAAGAATCGCTTCAGCTTGATCTACATCCATAGTTGACGCAGCTGTCATTGCTTCTAATTCTTGTTCTAAATAATCTAATTCGTCAACCGCAATTAATATAGCGTCAAATTCTTGATACTTTCTATTAAGTTGTGGATGAAATAGAGATAATAATTTTTGTAAATTTTGTTGTTCTTTTGGAACTGTTAGTGTTCCGTTCTTAAACATAATGTGTCCAAGTGTAGCTTCTCCTTTTTGTTCATCTACAAATGGTGAATTTTGATTTGTTGCATATCTCAATTCTCTTTGTTCTTTTGTTACTGGATCAAACCATAACAATGGAAATCTTCTAGAGTGTCTTGAGGATATTGTATAAGTTAGTGGACTGTGTGGTCCCATTAATAGATATGTTCTATCTTTTACTTCCCAAGCTTCTTGGGTTGTTGTTTTTTCTTTTGACATGATATAATATAATTAATTATTTTTTTTATTTTAAAAGTAAAAAAGAGTAAAAGTTACCCCCGCAATTTCAACGAGGGTAAAATTTACACTAATTGTTTACTACTATAGTGAAGAAGTAAATAACACGAAGTTATTAGCTCCTTGAACACATAAACATCTTTCAGATAAGAAGTTTACCTCCATTGCATCTAAATCAGATGTATATGCTCCACCAACAGAACCTAATACCCAAGATTTCATTCTTCTATCGTCAGCTTGAGAAGCTCTATAACGAACGTGTAAGAATGGTCTGCGAATATTTGTTCCTAAGATTTGATCATAAACTGTTGAAGTTCCTGCAGGTACTAAGATACCATCGATAGCAGACTCAGCTACAGCTCCACGAGTAGAAGCATCATTTAAGTATTTCCAATCTGTTTTGTAGAAATCGTAAGAACCTCTACGGAAACCAGAGAATCCTAAGTTCAATGCCATTTCTTCAGAGTTTTCAAATAACCCGTAAGCAACACCACCAGCAGCACCAGAAGATAAAGAAGCTAACATATCATCAAAATCTAAAGATGTTTGACGGTTTAAGAACAACATGTTTTCTTCAATAGCACCTTGAGTATCTAAGTTTCTTAAGATTGAATCAAAATCAGCTAATCCAGCAGCAGCAGTAAAGTTGTTTAATACATTACCTCTTTCTTGAACAGCAGCGAATAAACCTTGTGTACCTTTTCGGGCTTGCCCATCGGTAAAGCTAGCAGAATTTGCAGCAGCAGATCCACTAAGAGCTAATTCACCCTCAACTACAGCCATTTCTAAGTAATCTTCAAAACGTAATCTTGTTTCAGATTCTGCTTTTAAGTACCACATAAATCCACCTGCACCATCTTCAGTAGCAATTTCTACCCATCCTATTTGTGCGGTATCAGATCCATTAACAACATATTTGTTACGGATGATAATTGGAGAGTTAGAGAATTGAGTAAAGCTTGGTTCGATGCTTGTATAATTATCCCCTGTTAAAGTAGATCCCTTTCTGTATTCAGAACCATAAACGAAGATTTTTAAATCATCCATTCCATCTGTAAATCCAGCAGCAGCTAAAGTAGCAGCAGTATAAGGAGCAACAGTTAAAGCACCAGTAGTAATGTTACTAGCAGTTACAATAGCTTTTACTTCTAATCCTGTAGCAGGATTCATAATAACAATAGTCTGGTTTTTAGAAATAACGTTTTGTACGAAATCAGCAGGGTTAGCTGGTGTTAAGTTAACTGGAATATTTAATGTATTTCCAGCAGCACTTGTTACATCAACTCCTGTGTAAGCAATGTGTAATCTATTTTGTTCTGACCAAATAACTTGATCTGAAGCCATTGGCATTTCAGCCCCTACCATACGTAAGAAACCAGATAAAGTTCTGTTTCCATAACGCTCTACTTCTTGTTCGTAGATTTCTGGTAAATATTGTTGTGCAAAAGATACGAAATCCGCGTTAGTAGGATCCGTAAAGTTTAGATAGTTAGTATCTAAAGCTTGTTGTTTCTGAGACGGTTTAATCGTCCCAAAGTTAGGCGTTACATCTGCCATAGTTTTTTAATTTTAATTGTTAAATTTACTTTTTATTTTTAGTTTTGTAGAATCAACACCATTAATAGATTTAACTTTAAAACCATTTACAAATATCTCTCCACTAGCAGTTTGCCTAGGAGCAGTATTTATGTTATTAGATTTTGCAGTTATTTCTTTAATAGCATCGGCTTTACCTTGCTCATAAAAATGATTAGCCAAGGTATCTACGTTTTCTGCAGCATACATTGCTTTGTGATAGCCTTTCAAATCTGTAACTTCCCCATTGTCATTCAAGAACCTCTTGATTAGGTTAGTAATGTTTGATTGCTTATCTGCTACAACATCTGTATTTTGAATGCCATATCTAAAATTCTTTTCCCCTAACTTAAAATCAAAACCTTTGAAATCTTGAGAGAAAAAACTTTTTGTGTCATTTTTAAATTTAGAATGTTGAGTGTCTACAATTTCCTGCTCTTGTTGGTATCTATTGAAAAAGTCAAGCGCTTTTTGTTGATCTTTATTTACACTTGGTCGTAACTTAACTTCCTCGTAATATTTAGATTTAAGATCTTCTAAAAACTCTTTAGCTTTTGCAACTTCTTCCTTAAATGCGAGTTTCTTTTTACGGATGTCCCGCTCATCGTCTTCGTCCTCATCATAAGCAAATCGATCGTCCATTAAGAAATCAATCTCTTCCGCATCAAGATGTGGTCTAGTCTTTTTATAATATTCTTTTAATAATGCTTCACTATTAATATTTGAGTAGTCAGAGTTTAATCTAATATAATCTTCAATAGTTCCTCCTGTCTCTTCCATAAAAGAAACTAACTTCTCAATATTTTCTGGCAATTGTTTACCAGTTGATTCTAATTCATTAAAAGCTTCTACAGCTTCAGCCTCAAGTTCTTTAGATGACGCGTTAACCTCTTCATCTGATACTTCTTGAATTACTGTAATAGTTGTTACTTCTTCTTTGCTTTCAACTTGGATGGTAGGGACTTCTTGTTTGGTGTCTCCTTGCTCCATTTCTTGCAATCCCATTGTGGGCTGTTCTGACTGTAACACGCTTTCATTTGTGCTTTGCTCTTGAATGGCATTTGTATCTTCTGGTTTAATTGTTTGTAAATCAACTTTTGCAACTGTAGCCGGTTTGTTTAATTTCTTCGGCGTTGCTCTTGGTTTAGGTTTTTGTAATTTAAAACTTCCTTCTTGTTTTACGTTTTCTGACATAATATAATAATATAAAATTGGTTAATATTTTTTTTACATAAGAGCTAAATCAAACTCACCCATGCCTTGATCTTCAAAGTTCTTTGGTAAAGTGTTATTTTTTCTTTGCTCTATAAGTTCTGATTGCTGACTGGCTTGTATTTTTGTTCTTTGATCTTTACGATCTTCGGCTTGTCTTAATTTTTCGTTAGCGACTTGTATTTGTAATTGTCCTAATTCTAAATCATATTGGAATTGTTCCGCTAACAATAGTTTCTTATTCTGTAATTCTTGTTGCATTCTTTGTATCTCAAGATTTGCTTTAGCTTGTAATACTTGAATCTCTGTTTGCGCTAATGCTTCTCTTTTTTGTACTTCTGCCATTGCAGCTGCTTCAGAGGCTTGTGCTTGTGCTTCGCCTTGAGCTCTAATATTATCTTGCTGAACAGCCTGATCTCTTTCTTGCTTTTTCTTTCTCTTATATTTAAGTGCTTGATTAGCTAGATCTATATTATTAATTCTATTCAAATCAATAACATCTTCTAAATCAATACCTCCAGATTGTAATGCTATTTGCACATTTCTTTCGAATGCAGCTTTTTCTTCTTCTTCAGGTTCTAATTCAAGGAATATACCAAAGTCATGTAAATTAAGATTTTCAATCTCCTTTAGGGTTTCTACATTGAACAAAGAAATACTTTCTATCAATGCCTGTTTAGTCAACGGGAAATTTAATGAATCATTAATTCTAAGTGATACATTTTCACATATTCTTAATGTTAAGTATAAACTTGCATCTTTTATATGTCTGGTAGCAGTATTAGAATTTGCTGCAGCCATTTTTTGTAAACCAACTAAAGCGTCTCTATCTGGAGTACTTCCATCTTTTGCTTCATTTAATCCGGTTACATCCCTTATCATTTGTAAATAATATTGGTATGTTCCTATTAAAGCTTGGATCTTAGCATTACCATTAGATGTTTGTAATTCTTGAATAGGTACTTTGCCGGGATTCATCCCACCATCTTGTGACATAGATCTACCAACAATAGATCCAGTTTGGAAATACATATTAAGTGCCTCCGCTGGATTATAGTTTGTTCCATTACCAAGATCAACTTCCGCTAATCCATCAACATCAACAAATACTCCATCAGGAACCATTCTTGATAATACCTGTTGCAGTTTTAAATGTGTTAATTGGATCATATCAGCAAATGTAGTAGTTCTACTTACTAATGATTCAATTCTTCCTTTATATATTCTTGGAGCACAAATGGTATAATTCATTTGTACTTTTGTAGTATCAGCGTA